AAACTGACAAGAGATATTACAAGGCGAAACACAAAGAAAGAGGGAAAAAGTACCTAAACAAAATGCGAGAAAAAGTTTTCGATATAAAAAATAGCAAGATAGATATAGTATTGGAGTCTATAGATGTTACAAATACCCGTTAAAAAAGGAGAAGAAAAGATAGAGATTCCAATCGGCATTTACGTGAATGGTTACATAATTAAAGTACCGTCAATGGACGATGCGCAATCCATGTTAGAATTAAACAAACGTGGTCTTACACACACAGACCGACACCCAGAAGGAGATTGACAATGGCTACACCTAAGACAATTGTTTCAGAAACTTTTTATCACAAAACATCCTGTTTACGATTTGAACTTGGATCATACAAGGACGTAACGAAATTCAAGATTGAATGCGCGCCACAGCTCAAAGGACCCGACGGCAATCCTGTTGAGAAGAGATTCGATTATGAACAGAAGCTTTCAATGGTATTTGGACTGGGAGAAATTCTCAGATTGAAGCGCTTTGCCGAAAACATTCTAAATCCTGCAAAGAACGTGCCGACAGATGGCTATGCCATTGATCATTATTTTGAAGTTAATGGCGAAAAGAAGAAGTCAAGTTTGTTTCTCAAGAGAGTCGAGAACAAAGGTAAGGATGATGTAAAGTCGCCGTACAATTTTGCCCATACAATTATTGTTACTCTCTATTCTTCGCTAAAGAGCGCTTCGGTTTCCTTCGCTCTTTCTGAAGAAGAAGCTTATTGGATCATAAATGAGATGCCATTCTTTGCATTTGCTTATATGCAAGAGAACTCTCGCATTTATGAAGAAAATAGAGCGCTTAAGGCCGCGGGAAAAGCTACGGGTGAAGATCCTGGTAGCCGTTCAAACCATAGAGCACCAGCAGCTGGGGCAGCGGATGCCCCAGATCAAGGAACAATGGCTTCGGGTAAAGCAGCCGCTCCTGCGTTCCCAGACACAGGCGCTTTTGACGACATTCCGTTTTAACGATTACGTCGCAAAGACGTAAATACGAAAGGAGAATACGATGAAAATAAAAATCAAAAACGTATTCGAACCAGAAAAAGAAGTAGAAATTAAAAACTTGCATGACGACAAAGCTGTTGTTTTTGATGGGAAGCCGGGAGAACCAAACATTATAATTCGTTGCAAAAATAATGATGGATTTCCAGTCTTCATAAACATGTCGAAGACAGCGTGTTTAGCAATAGCTTTTAAAAAGGATACAGATCCAGATTGATGATTCAGCGGTAGGTACTCCCTATAAACGGGAGGTAAATCACTGGTCTACTCGGCCAGCAGAGCCTACCAATTTCTTTTTGAGGTGAGATGTGATAACAAAATATATCACTATTAGTAACGATATGACCATAAATTTGGTCAACGTTCTATTAGAATCTATAAACGAGTACAATCTGTTCATTTTTGAAAAGGCAATTCATTTCAGAATATTTGACGAGCAGATTTTAGCCGATCCTGATCTACAAGACGAATTCGTAGAAGCCATAAAAGACAGACTTAGTAATAAAGACAAATTCTATATCATTGAAAAATTTCGTGGAAAGAAGCTTGAAAAGATAATAGAAAAGGGCATGATAAGACGTGAAGCGAATGAAGTCAATGAAATGTCTTGCATCAAGTATTTCATCGAAAAACTAGAAAGCTTTGTTCTTCTCAAAAATGCGCAACATATCGTAGCTTCCGTCAAAAACGCCGACTCTAATATGAGTCTTGGCATTATGGATGAAAAAGATCTCACAATCATCAAGGCAGATATTTATAAGCTTCTCGATGAGTTGACGTTTGAAGCTGACTTCGGTGAAATGGAACTAGACGACATAGCACAGAGAGAACGCGACAGAACTCTAATTAATCAATGCAAAATTATTCCAACTTTTTCAGACAAACTAAACGAAATATGTACAGGCGGGGCATATCCCAACAAACTATATTTCATCGCAGCCCCTCCAGGGTTTGGTAAGTCGCTATTTCTTGTAAATGTAGGACATTGGGCTTTGACTCAAAACAAAACTGTGTTTCATTTCACTCTTGAAATGACAGCAAGTGAAGTCATGACAAGATACGACTGTTTAGTTGCAGGAAAGCCAATCATAGACATTATTAACAGCCCTTCAGATGTAATAAACGAATATGTAAAGAAATTTACAGAAGAACATCCGAAAAGTCATTTGCTGTTGAAAGAATTTCCGCCTGAATGTCTCACGAAAGACATGCTATCGCTGTATATTAAAAGAAAAATCATGTCTAGTGGTAAGAAGCCAGACGTTATAATCGTTGATTATGCTGATCTTATGAAGTCGTCCGTTAAGAATACTGAAAGGCGATCGGATCTTGGCTTCATCTATCGTCAACTCAAAGCCCTCGCGGCCGAATTCTCATGCCCGGTTTGGACCGCGTCACAAATAAATAGAGCGGGATATGACAAGACCGAATCAGATATCTCTAATTTATCTGAAAGTTGGGAGAAGGCAATGATCGCCGACTTAGTTCTTGTAGCTCGTCAGACTAAAGAGGAATTTGCTAGGAATAAGCTTAGGCTTTATGTTGGAAAGAATAGAAGCGGGCAAGCTAGAATGGAAATTCCTTGTAAGATTGACTACCGAAGAATGAAAATAGAAGAATCCGACGATTTAAGCATTGAAGATCTGTCTGAAATTGGATTCGGTGATGGCAAAACTAAAAAAGAATCAGACGACATGTTTGATAATTGAGGGATAAATGAAATTAGATGTCGGTTGTGGACAGAAGACAAAAGAGGGCTACGTGGGAATGGACATTTCTCCCGATGTGGGTGCAGAATATGTGTGGAGTTGGGAGGAATATCCTTGGCCATTTGCTGATGAAAGCGTGGAAGAAATAAACGCGTGCCACGTTCTTGAGCACACAAAAGATCTAATGAAATTCATGAACGAATGCCACAGAATTTTAAAGAAGGGTGGCAAGATGCATGTTGAGTGTCCTTATCACACATCTACTGGTGCATGGCAAGATCCCACGCATACAAGAGCCATTTCTGAAATGACGTTTGTTTATTTTAACAGGAGAACTAGAGAGCAGTGGAAATTAGATCACTATCCAATCACTGCGGACTTTGAATTTAGCTACATACATGTTCTTGGACCAGAATGGATTAACAAGCCTGATCAGCAAAGGTCTTTTGCTATAGAACACTATTTTAATGTTTGTCGAACGATATTAGTTGAATTAACCAAGAATTAGAGGTGTCCCATGTCACAGCTTATAGTGTCCGAATTAGTTACACAAATAAAGAAATGGGCTTCAGGTCTTATGTTTCCGCAAGTCTTCCTTGTCGATGATACATTAGAGCCAGTTGACCCTCAAGTGTTTCTGGGTGCTTTTAGTTTAAATGAAAGTTCTGGTGGAAAAAATAACAAGCCAAAGTTTGAAAGGGCATATGCACCCGGCGGTCCATATTGTAAAGGTCTTCAGTCGGATTTATGCGACAAATATGGCAACGAAGCAAGCTGCTCATATAGTAGTTTTCAACTAATGTTTGTCTGTTTCTATGAAATGGGATTTTCTCCCACACCCGATCAAGCAGGCGACGATGATTACGCCATGCAGGCTATAGTAAAGTTTTTCAATTTTAGAATCTTTAAAGAAAGAGCAAAAGGCATACCGAATTTTCTTGGAATGGCCGGAGACGCTTACAACTCAGGCAACTACAGAGACAAGAATGTACCAGCCGAATACATTAACAAGCTTATTAAAAACTATCATGCAGCATTTACATCAGGGTTATTTAATATCACAGTAAACCCAAACGCTCCGAAACCATGGGAAGGCAATATAAAATGACGCATCCAATGATACAGTTCTACCAGACATATAAAGAAGAATTTAAGGCTTGCCCAGAAAGCATATTAGAAATCGGCTCGAGGGATGGAAAGGATGCAGAACTGCTAAGATCGTGTTGTGATCTAGCGCAGAAGAATGTTTATGTTGTTGAGCCGCATCCCTTTTCATATCATCAAATAATTAAAAACTTTCCCGAATTTAATGCATATCAATTTGCTATATTCGACAAGGTAGGAATACTCGATTTTAATGCAATACCGCCGCCACCCACAGGAACAGAATTATCTGAGAAATATCTCGGTTTTATGGGCACAAGTTCTTTGCTTAAGAAAAACAAAGAAGTGTATTTTCAAATTCCCAACATGACTGAAGCTGCGTGGGCCGTAACCAACCCAAATACTTGGATAAAAGTTCTCACGGTTACGGGACAAATGTTATTGCAGCTTATAGACAGGCCTGAGATTGATCTCGTCAAGATTGATGTTGAAGGTGCTACGTACGATGTACTTAAAAGCTTTGGAGATGACTTAAGACTACTAAAAGCTTTGCATTTAGAAGTAGAAAAGATTCCAATATGGGAAAATGAACATCTATATGCCGACACACAAAACTTGCTTAACTATTACGGATTTAAAGAGTTAAGCTACGATGGCATTTATTTCGGAAAGAATCAGGGAGATAATGTGTGGGTTCGAATCAATTAACTAACATACACGATTTGCTTGAACAAATACCTGTACATCAAATCAATAATTTCTTAAATCACAAGTATAAGGGAAGCACTCTTTTACTTGTTAAAAAGCGTGACATTAACGAAATTAAGAAAAACTTACAGGAATTGTCTAATTTACTCTCTAACAAATTGCAAAAATAACTCTGACTTTAAACTCTACATCGCTAGTCAGACGATGGGAAGGAAGTGCTATGATGTATAGTAATAAGCTTGTGTGCTCAGTAAAAGTTAACAACAAGATCCTCCGAGAAAAAACCACCAACAACGAGTCAACTGTCTATGTTCCATTTGGTTCAGAGTATTCGCTTCTACTCAAAAACCTTGGTGGGCGAAACGCCGTAGTCAACATCGAGATTGACGGCAGAAAAGTCACAAAGGGCGGCTTCTATATCAATGCTGGTCAAACAGCAGAGATAGAAAGATTTGTTGACAGCCTAACAGAGGGCCGCCGATTCAAGTTCATAGAAAAGACCGACGAAATTAGTGAATTCAGAGGCGACAAAATTGATGATGGCATGATTAGAGTAACTTGGCAATTTGAAGCAGCCAAGCCAGAAGTTGTTAAGAAAACAGTAGTAACAGATCACTATCATAATCATCATCATCATCATGGTTTTGGATGCAGATGTTGGATATGTTCGTCAAATATTTGGTACGGTCCTATTACGTATACAAAGACTAGTCAGCCCATCCCACTTAATGGTGAAATAACATACACGTCATGCAATGCGAATATTGGTTCTGCGATGAATGCTGTCATGAATTCTTCTTCGTTCGATAAAGGACAATTAGAAGGACTTTTGACGCGCTCTTTGAATGAAAATGATTCGGGCATTACCGTGGAAGGGTCTAAATCAAATCAGAAGTTCTCTACGACTTATGCAAATATGCTTGAAGAGAACGTTCACTCAATGGTAATTATTCTCAAAGGAACAAGAGACTCAATACCGGTTCAAAAACCCATAGTTGTAAGCGAAAAATTGCAGTGTTCTACATGCGGTAGAAAATGGGCATCTAATTTTGAGTTTTGCGCAAAGTGTGGCACAGCATTAAAAGACTAATCAAAGGAGATAAGCAGGTTCTCCCCTATCATGGAGATTAAATCGATCAACGAGAACGTTCCGAGCCTGCTTTTTAATTATGGGACAACGATTGCATTTTATAAAAGGCAATAAGTATCGTCTAATGATAAGATCCTTGTCAGATGGCTATAGAGATATTGGTACAGACGATTCAAAGTATAATTTCAGGTTGTCCATTAAAGAAAAGTTTTCTGAACCACCACTAGAAAGTTATGAGTCAGAAAATATGACTTTTGAAGTAAATAGCCGATTAGGTTTTGGGACGTATCTTTATGTTATTGAGAAAGTGTCGAAAGTCAATAAAGAAGTAGTAGACGAATTAGCCTACG